CGATAGTTGTTTTGTAATTCTTTAGCAAGATGCTCTTGCCATTGGTTAAAGGTTAGTTCTTTCATAGCTTAAATAAATAAACGATTAAGTAAATGATCCATACGGAAATCATTCCGCAAACTCCAAAGAAAGCCAACGCTTCGCTGGCTCTCTCGTGATTTTTGTTCTTACCTTGCGACATTCAATTTCTTTTTAGAAAATTCATTGAATTCACTTATAATCTCTTTGTTCTTCGAATCGCTATAATATCTTGATTCGTATAGATGCTCAAGCATAAGCTCTTTAATCTCATCCATTACATCATCGTTCTTTACTTTACCATACACAACTTGCTGAACTAATGGCATAGAAAATTCTCTTGCGCTGAATGGTTTAATTCCTTTTTGATTTAAACGCTCTGCGACTTCTTTATATAATTCCATCTTCTTGATTCTCATAATGTAAATTCTTTTAATTCTCTAAACTCTTCGATTTTATCTCCATCGCAAGATTCTAAAATTTCATCGTATTCTGTAGTTAATTCTAAAACTCCCAAACATCTATTGCCAGCTAACATATTAGCGACATATTCATTGGCTTGCTCTTGCGATTTAAATTGCTTCATATGATAATATCTTCGAACAAACCATTTATCATCTCCTGCGAAGTGATCCTCCCATCTAAATTCGTAGGTATTGTTTAAGTTCCAAATCATTAGAATGGCAAGTCAGTTGAATTATTTGTATTATTAAAACTTGCTGATTCTGCAACTTTTGCTACTGGCTTACCGGTACCTTCCCAAGTATCAAGTTCAATGTAATATTTGCCGCTTTGCCCTTGATTGATATTTAAATTTACCCAGCCTTTCTTGGCATTTGCATTGAGGAAGCTAATTGCCTCCTCAACTTTAAATGATAGCTTGCCTACTGCCCAAGCTGGAGCATTATCATTACGCTTGAAGATAATGCCATCTGCGAATACTTTTTCTTTCTTTTCCATTATGATTGAAGTTGTTGTTTACGATTTGAAAATAAAGTTAAAATTGATTTATCACCAGCTATTGTAGTTTCGTGAGCAGTAAATAAATCTGATAATTGACTTAATGAATTACAAGCGTTTACTTTTGATTGCCAATTAATAGCTGGAGTTTGCTCTTTTCCGTGAGTATTAGTTGCATCTGAATCCTTTGTATCATCTAAAGCAAATAATCCGTTCAAAGCATACTTACGAGCGTAGCTTGATGAAGCTCCAGTAACTTGCGATCCATCCATTCCTTTCTTGGATTCTTCTTCTCTTGCAAATGCAGTCGATGTATATGTTTCCGTTCCGTTTGAAAGCGTTGCAGTAGCTTGGACATAGAATCTATCGCCTTGCACTACAATCGAATCGCTAATCGAAATATAGAAACCCATAGGATTTATTACTTGCTTTACTGCTTCCAGAATATCTTCAGCAGAACGGTAGTGATATTTACCGAATGAATTGAATTGACCTTTAGGCGCTTTGACCTTTGCTTGGATTTCAGCTAATGAGTTAGTTGTTTTCATATTGATTAAGTTAAGTAAATTTGAAATTCTGTTCCGTTAAATTCAAAGTCGAAAGATAAGCTTCCATCAACTTGCACTACTGGATGTGTAAACTTTGCACCAAGTAACATTGGAGCTTTGTTTGAGAATCCTTGCAGCCAAACTTTTTGGCTATCTATTCTGACCGAATAAAAGTAAGTTAAATCTACTTCATATTCTGCGATGAAGTCTTGAAGATTTTTGAATTTAGTTTCCATGATTAATAAATTTAATAAAAGTTGAACGACATTTTTTTTCCTCGTTTTTGATGATGTCTTTGACTTCCCAAAGTTGAGGATTGTATGACCAAGTCATAGTATAGTAACCACCTTGGTCTTTGAATTGAGCTTTGACTACTTTCATAAGTTCTCGATGATTGAAACGATTGTAAGTAATAAGATTAAGCAAGCGAAAGTTTTAATTGCTGGAATGATGTCGGCTTTAGTAAAATCTTCACCAAGCATAAGTGAAATAAAGTTTTTCATTTTGATAAGTTTAAAAGTTATTAAATATTTTTTACTTGATATCCTAAATACAAATACCAAGAAATTTTCTTTTGTAAAATTTCATTATTGAATTGAGATTGAGGAATTAAAATTGTAGTCCAAGTAGAAGTAGTTCCAGCTTTGAAAATTTGAAATGCTTTGATTGAATTTGATAAAGTTGTCATTTTGATAAGGTTTATTCGATTGCTTTGTTGCTTTCGATATGTCAAAGGTAACTCTTTTTTGCAAATAAAAAACTTTTTTAAATATTTTTTTTCAATCAACAAAAAAGGATACCAGCATTACCGGTACCCTTTCCTTTCAACTAAACCTATCTTACTATGAAAACTGATACAATATACTAAAATATATGAGATAGCCTCGCTACTTGTCCAAATTCTTTATGATGTATAAATCCTTCAACTGCTTTTGTTGCGTGCTGGTATCCGTTTCTATGATGCCAAGAATCAGTTCCACTTGGAGATCGTAAACTTTCTACCGTAACTCCGATATAATCCTTGCTTACTTTATGATGCAAGTGATGGCTATATACATATTTGTGATTAGTATCTGCCCACATCTCCTTTGCTTCTACTGCCATTAACATAGGTAAATCTTGTGGCTTCGCTCCATCTCCGTGAGTTGTTCCGATTAGATTGCTTCCGTACTGGTAATACTTGCGATGTGCTATGCTACAATCGAATCTAATATTAGGACATAATCTAAACCAGCTTTGAATCACATCAGCAAGAAAGAATCCCGATTGATAATCGTGATTAGATGGATTGAATACAAAGTGAATATCTGCCACTTGAAGAAGCAATTCAATCACTTCAATGTATAACTTCTTGGCACATAAGAAATTCTCGTAAAACATTCCATCTGTGTCTTGTGGAGTACCGCTCGTGGTAGTTCGCTTGGCTGAATCAGTGTGTAGTATGTCATTACCAGCTATAAAAAGTATTTGGTCAATATTAAATCCTTGAGCTTTCTGTATGATTCCTCGAACTCCATCAAGAACTCGCTTCATCGCAATTTCAACATTATACGCATCGCCCGTTTCATAAGCCGTAGCAAGCTTTCCAATATGGATGTCAGCAGGATCGACAACAAGAAGATGTCCATCAACAATATTATCTCTAATAATAACAGGATATATCGGGGAATATTCTTGCATACTTGCAACAATTTCATCTCTGATTTCCTCATAAGTCTTTGCTTTATCGCCTTTAATATGAATTGAATACTGCTTGCCTTTGTACCAATAATTTGAAACATTTTCAACTGGTAAACCAACTGCATCACATTCATTAGAAAGAGCTGGATGGCTATTTGTTCGCTTATATCTTTGAACTCTGCGAAGCAAAGCAACTCTTAATAGTTCTCTATTGATATAAGGATAAATTTCTATTAAATGTCGAACGATTGCACCTTGAGTATTAAATTGTCCTAATTTGAAAAGCTCTAAAGCTTCTGCTGCTACCTCTTGTGTACTCTTATTTTGCGATTGATTGCTCATATTCAGCCATTAATTGGTCAACTAAAAACTCTATATTATTTGCAAGCTTCATCTTCAAGACAAAGGTAGCATCATCTGAATCGCTGACTTGTTGCATTACATCAAGCATAATATCCAGAACTTGTGCAGTTGTCAGCTTTTCGTTCATCGAATTAAAAAGTAAGAAGTTACTATCGTTGTGAGTATAAAAAAGTTTCTTTGCCATCCGTTTCTTTTTCGTTTAGATTCGCTTATAATAAACGATTTTTCAGTTTCGTATATCTTTGATTGTCTTGAGTAATTTTCGTTTGTTAGAATCGAAATATAAGCAGAATTTAAGGAATCTTTTCTAATATACAACTTGCGCTCTTGCAAATCGTGAATTATAGTATCCATTAAAGTAACTGGAATACAAACTTGCTTACCTGTATGTCCTGTAATTTTGTAAGAAATTTGTCCTTTCGCTATCTGCATAAGTAAAAGGAATCCGATTAATAGAGGAATCGATTTTAATGATTTCATTTTGTATTGTGATTTGTTGTGAAATAGGCAAAGATTTAGGCTTTTCTTTGCAAGAATTGTAAACATATCCTACAAAAAACAAAAGCAGTAAACTTGTTACTGCCTTAATTAAATTAACATATTGTTCCATAAAGCTCTGCTTCTTCTTTTCTTCTGGCTAATAATCCATCCAATACTTTTCCGTTGGCTTTAGTCCAACGCATAAACTCATTCTTGATAGTCTTATCATTAGGGTCAAGATTTACTTTGCGAATTAATGTGCTTCCTTTTAATGCTTGCAAACCTATATTATAAGCAATGCTTACAAGTGCATCAAATTGATTTTGATTAACTTTATCAGTCGTGAATGAATCAACACCTTGCTCATAATGTTTAAGCATATTTAAGAGCATTGTATCAGCTTCTCTTTGAGTTACTGGCTTATCAGTAAGTTTTACCTTTGTGCCATTAGGATAATAAGTAGCACCATATCCAATAGTAGGTATGCCAGCTGGACATTTGTAAGGAGAAGCTTTAAATCCTTCATACTTCTTAATCAGGTTTAATCCTTTTGCTCCTATTTGGTTTACTTTCATCAAGTCCAAGTTTGTGTTTTAAATCGCTATTTTCAGTTCGTAAGCTATGAACTTCTTGAGTAAGCGCATCAACTTTATCGCTTAACTCCTTTACTTTATCAGACATCTCTTGCGCCATCTCTCGCCAAATCTTTATCGCTTCTTGTGTATTTGTAATTTCACTTCCTTGCACTTCTACATTCTCTTTCTTTCTTCCAGCAAGCCAAGTAACAAAAGCACCGATTGCTCCAGTAATAGATGGTACTATGATATCATCAAAGTTCATTATGCCCAAGGTAAAGGAAGTACAACAATAGGAGGATTCTTTTGGTCATCAATGTTATTTACCAAGCCATTGTCAATAGTAAATACATCAAGTCCAGCTTCAAGCCAAGAAATAACTTGTTCTTCTTTTAAATCAGGATAAGCAGTAAAATCAGTAGATGATGGAGTAGGACATCCCATAGAGCCATAAGATTCAGCAACATATTTATCTTCAGTTGCTCTTCTTCTCCAATGTACTACAGATACTACATCTAACAAATCTCCTTCTTGAGGTTTGGTATCAAGTTGGACAATAACCCAATTAAAATATACTGCCATTATAGTTCGATTTCTTCTTGTTCTACTTTGTTAAAATTAACTCCTTTTACCCATCCTTCAAGAAAAGAATAATTCTCTAATCCTTCTGGAAACGAAACTTGAATTGGAGTAAATGCCATTTCAGTTAATAATAATTCTTTGATTGACTGATTTAACTTCTTAACTCCCTCTTTATTAAACGAATATTCGCCTTTTTCGTTTGTGATTAAATTGCCATCTTTATCTACCGAAGCAGCATCTAATCGCATTTCTTCTTTCTTATCGTTGAAATCATCTAAATAAGGCTGAATTAATTCGCCAATCTTGCGCAATTTTTTTTGTCCTTTAGTCTTATCTTCTTGAGTAAAGGCATTTAAAATTTGTACTAATGTTAATAAATCAGAATACTTCTTCATTTTATGTTGTGTTTGTTTAGACAAATATAATCATTTATACAATTCTAACATATCCACTTGCATCACGATATAAATCGCCTGTAACAAGTCCAGAAGATGATGTAGGTAAAATGGTAGTATTAATCGTATTATTCTTGATAGCCATAGCTTCAATCCAAGTAGCAGTCGAAGATTTTGCAACTACAAATTTAATCGTAGAATTGAATGATAAGCTTGGAACTGTACCATAAATAAAACCAGCTTGCGATCCACTATCAAATCCAAATCCAATTCCCTTAAAGTTACTTTCATTCTGCATAAATCTTGCCATTGCATAGAATGTTGTACTTCCAAGTTGAGTATATAAGTTAGCATTTCCTTGAGTATGTACGCTCAATGCTAATGCAGCGTTTGCTGATGTACTTGCTCCAATGTAAACTCTACCATTGTTTTCAATTCGCATAACCTCACCTGATGCTCCGCTTGGCTGGAATCCAATTCCATTGCCTCCTGTATAGGTAGAATGATAAATACCAGAATCAGTTAATGAAGTAGAGCTTGACCACATTGCAAGTCGGTTTGTTGTCCCACTTCCTGATACTCCACCGCCTCCAGTTCCAATTGCAGTTCCGTTTACTTTAAAAGTTCCTGTAATATTAACATCTCCCGATACTTGTAAAGCTCCTCCGCCTGTAATTCCAGTAGTTCCGATTCCTACGATTGATCCATTATCAAATATATTAGAATTACCGATGTAATTAGAGCCAGTCCATTTAGTAACATAATTAATAGTTTGTGTGCCAGCATAGACATTGCCTCCGCCTCCACCTCCACTACCAATAGGAGTACCATTAATTTTGAATTGACCGCTGATATTAACATCACCATTTACTTGCAATAATCCTCCACCAGTAATTCCTGATGATGTTCCTATCATTACGGTTTTAGTGCTATCAATTCGCATTGCTTCACTAAATGCAATATAGAAACCTAAATGATGGCTATTAATAGCTAATGGAATAGAAATAAATGAGTTATTAACTGCGTTTAAAAATATCGAATCATCTGCTGAAAATAAGGTAGTTCTACCAACTCCAAAGTTAATATTTGAAAATGGCTGAACGGTAAATTTATATAATGCAGAAGTAGTACCTACTGCGACATTTGTGCCATCATCGTAAAGAACTGAATTAGTTACTGATGTAGAGCTTGACCATTTAGTAACATAGTTTGTAGTACCAGCTCCAGATATTCCACCGCCTCCTCCTGTACCAATAGCAACACCATTAACACGAAAAGCTCCTGTAATATTTATATCGCCATTAACATCAATTTTATAAGCTGGGCTTACCGTACCTACACCAACATTCCCCGAATTATAATAGATATTACTTCCGCTTGTTGTCCATTGAGTAGATGGAGCAGTTGTAGTTAAAACATTACCACTTGAATCAAATGCAAGATAACCAGCTACCGTTCCAGTAAATGAAGTTGTTGATGTGTAAAAAGGGAATGTCAATTTTCCTGATGAAATCCCTTTTACATAATTAATAAGTTCTGATAAATCAGTATTTTTTGACATTTTATTTTGCTTCTAATAATTCAATTTTTGCATTTAATTCTTTTATAGATGCCACCAATAATGGTATAATTTCAGAATAACTAACTCCTAAATATCCAGTTGTATTATTATTTGTAACTGCCTCTGGAAGAACTTTAAGAACATCTTGAGCAATTAAAAATGCTCTTTTAGTTCCTATTTCATCAGTTTTATATCTACCAATTACAGAACGCAATAATGATACTTTATTAATTGCATTTTGAATTGGAACTAAATCTGTTTTTAATCTTTCATCTGAATTTGCAATCCAAGCAACACCTCCATCAACTATGTAAACACCAACATTGCTTGGATTATAAACGGTTAATGAATTATTAGTATCTGGGCCAATTCCCCATTTTGAACCAGCTGCATTTAATGTATTTCTTAATGTTAATAAACCCCAAACATTTGCCCTTGTTGTTGTACCAATAGCAAAAGTGCCATCAGATATTAATCTTGCTTTTTCAGCACCATAATTTGCAAAAATTACATTTACTCCCGAAATCATAAAATCAGACCACGCATTTAATGCTGAATTATGACCTCCAATTGTTGGCATTGCTAAATTACCAATTACAACTTTGTCTGTATTTCCTGTACCACTAAATGTGCCACTAATCCAATTTGAACCATCTGATGCAACATCTAATCTTCTACTTGGCGAACTTGTTCCGATTCCAACATTGCCTGAATTTGCAATTGTCATCCTTGTACTTCCATTTGTGTAAAAAATATGAGGAAACGCACCTAATGTATCATAAGTTAATCCACCACTATTCCCAGCAATATAACCACCTTGTGCTGATGTATTTGTATATCGTATAATTCCGCCTGTTGCATTTTGAACTTCAAGAATTTTATATGCGCCCATTGCAGTTGGAGATGTTGTTCCAATTCCTACATTAGTTCCATTATCATAAATAATAGAGCTATTAATAGTAGTAGTACCATTCCATTTAGCTAAATATCCGCTTGTTCCTGTACCTGTAACTGGATTAGTTAAAGCTGCTTGTTTGCTATTAAAAGTTGTCCAATCAGCAGAAGATAATGCGCCACGATTAGTTGCAGAGGCAGTAGGAATATTTAGTGTAATTACTGGAGTTGTAGTGCTATTTGCTACCGAAGAAGTTATATCAGTTCCAGTCGTTCCAATAGTTAAAGCAGAAATAGATGTTACCGTTCCACTATTTATAGCAACACCATTGACATAATAAGTACCAGTAATATTAATATCTCCAGCAACATCTAATTTATAAGATGGATTAGTTAATCCAATACCTAAATTACCATTAAATTTAAGTCTTATTTTTTCAGATGCTCCATAATAGAATCGCATAAATCCAGAATCTGAATCTGTGTCAATTCCCCATCCAGCTCTGCTTGCTGAATCATTTAAGCTAAATCCATAAGCATTTGTTCCAATGAATAAAGATTTACCAGCACCAGCGCCAATATGAGCAATATCATTAAATGTAGTGCCAGCTGAATTGTAATAAATATGTAATAATGAATCAGGAGTAATTGTTCCTAATCCGATATTTGTGCCATTATCAAATAATAAGCTATTTGTCAAGTTTGAACTGCTTGACCATTTAGGAATGTAATTAGTAGTTCCAGCACCTGTTAATCCTGATGTTAAGCTTGCAACATAGTTAATAATATCAACAATATCATTAGCTACTAATCCAGTTCCTAAAACTACGGTAGTACCATTTGAAGCAGTATAATCTGAAGCATTTAATCTTGCTCCGTTAACATAAACATCTACCAATCCAGCAGTATATCCACCTGTAATAGTAAATGTAGTTTGTCCAGCAGTTGCAACAAATGAAGATACATTGCGCATTCCCGATCCTACGGAAATTGACCAACTTCTATCAGCTGACAAATCGTAAGAAGTACCATTAATAGTTAAAGTTCTGCCTTGTGGAGTATAAGTTGTATTATCGTAGCTAATTGTACTACCGCTAATTTTAACAAATCCTGTACCACTTAATGCACTTTGTTTTGCGCTAAAGTAATTCCAATCAGTACTTGAAACATAACCATCAGTAGTTGCATTTGCTTGGCTTATGCTAATAACATTTGAAGCAATGCTTAAAGGAGAATTTGCAGTTAATGATAAAGTAGCTGCTCCATTTTTCCAATATCCTAAAGCTGAATCGTATATTAAAGATTGACCATTTGTAGGAGTAGTAATATGAACATTATGTAATTCATCAAGCTCATAGCCATTATCAACTTTAACAAATATCTTTCCGTGATTAGCGTGAGCGTAGACCACATATCCAACAATTACCAAATGATTTGGAGCTGATGGTTTTACATTGGTTAAATATCCAGCGTGAGTAGGAGATAAATAAAGTATATCACCATCAACCCAAGTTTCAGCGCCTCCATAAGATTTTGCACCAGTTGTATTTATTTCCTTAACATCTCCAACAATGGTAATAAATCCTTCTTGGTTATTGCTAATGCTTTCAGTAACTAATCCAATAGTTGTTGCTGAATCTGCATCTGAATCTGCTTGAGCTAACAATACTGCAAGTCTTTGACCTTGCGCACCACCTTCAGCAACTGAACGAACTCGAACTGCTCTAAAATCAGCTTCATTTAATGTTGCTCCAGTTTTATTTACTACTCGAACAACTGATTCTTGACCAATTTGAAGCGTTACATTCCCTCCTTTTAATTTTAAGTCAGCAGTACCATCTGTATCATTCCAAGACATTGTCCCAACAGCAGTAGGAGTATTTGTAGGAGTTGTATCAAAACCAAACCATCCAGCTTTAATCCCCCATTCACCTAAATTAACATTGCCAGTTGCTCCTAAATATGGTACTTTATCATCACTATCAGAAATCTCTACATATACTTCATTGATAGCATCCCAACGCCAAAACTTATTATCATCTAAAGTTATGTAATAAGTATCAGTATCACCGATAGTAGGCAAGTCAGCAAAGGTATCATATTCTTCGATAGAGAGATTATTTTGTCCTCTATTGATATTTACCTCAACTAAACTTGGAGTGATGTTTAAAACGACATTATCAGTTGCATCTGTTACCGTAACATCAATGATATTAACACAAGTATTTGCATCAATAGTAACAACTTCAGTAATCAGCTCTTGAGTTACATCAATATTAACCTCCACAACTGATGGAGTAATAGTAAGCTCAACATTCTCAACTTCCTCAAGAACATTGATGTCAATTATTTGGTCAGTTGGAGTAGCAGAAACAAGAATGTTATTTGTGATTTCCGTTACACCAATTTCGATGTTTTCATCACACATAATTATCGTGTTATTTCTGGAGTGATATTAAATGATCCCGCAATGTATGTCTTTACAATTCCACTTGAAAAAGTAATTTGAATATCGTATTGATAAGTATCAACTGGTATATCAATGATTTGTTGATTGATTTTAAATTGACCTAATGTAGGAGCAGTAATAGTAATGCCAGCAGAACTTACTGAAGTAAGAGATAAAGCTGGAGATACATCGTTTGCATTTTTGCGAAGTTGCATCTTAATTACCGCACCAGTTAAATTTACTGCTACCGTATCAATTTTTAGTTCAAACGCTACTTGGTTAAAAGTATCGCCTTTTATATGTGTGAAATTAAGACCGCTCATTATTTATTTTATTTAAAAATATCTGCAACTTTTTTACATTCTTATCTTTTGGCTTGTACTTACCTCTACAAGTACCAGCCTCCGAAGTCTGCTTGTTTTTCTGGATAGACATCTGCATTACTATTTGTATTGTATTCTGGAAAGCTTGATTGATTAAAGCTCATATAATCGATAAATCTACGAGTATAGTTTTGAGCTATGCTTCTTTCCTTTTCAACTAAAAAATCAACCTCTGATTTCTCTACATTGGTGCTATTTTCGCTTCCGTGTTTAAATACTCCTTTGTTTGCGATTGTGTACGCTGCAAATGGCATATATTCAACCATTGTCCAATGGATAACCATTGGCTTAATATACACATTTAAAAGCATTAAATAAGGATTAGCTAATGTATTAGCTACGATTGCATCGTTAATCTTATTAAAAAGCTTTGTACCCAAGTAGTTTTGGATATGTATATCTTGTGCAACCTTAACCCATTGAATAAATTTATCAGTATCAATGTTACCATTGAGTGCAGTAAACTTTACAATATCTTCACGAGTTACAAATAATGCTTGAGCCATTGTCTAATTATTTCGGTAAAAATCCTTGATTGGGCATATCAATAGGCTTTTGATATACTTTTTTGTCATTTGTTGGTAAAATCTCTCCAGCTCTTCTTGCTTGTGATGGAGTTATTTCTTCGCTTCCTTTTCTTCTTGGATCGGTAAAACGCTTGTAAGTTTCTCTTGTCCAAAAGTGATGGCAAGCTCCGCCTCCTTTATAAAGAAAGATATCATAAGTATCAGTTCCGCCCGGTCCCCAACCTTGATTTGTATTAGGCTTTTGGCTCATCAACTGAATATCTTCTTTGCGATAAAGCTTATTTGCTTTAATCATCTTTTGGCAAAACTCTCTTGAGTTTGCTGATAATTGACCACTATAACGATAACGGCTCATAAATAATTTGCCATCTTGTGCGCTTTGCAAATTTGGTCTTGCAACTCCAGTAGTTACAAATTCCCAAACTTTAGCCATTAAAGATTTATCAGGATTGTTTAAAGCTTCAAGCTCTGCATCTAAACGAGCTTCATCTTCGTAGCTTACTGGTCTTGAATCAATTAATTCCCATTCGTTTAAATCAATCTCTTCACCAAATTCATCAATATTTAATTCATCAATATGAGAAGAAAGTTTTACTCCTGTTTCTTCTTCCATTGCTGCCTTGTCCATAACTGGCGATAAGTCAGTAAATTCTAAAGGCTGAAGAGTTTTAAAATATAATTCTAAAGAGATACCATTGAAAGCCAAGATTTGGTCAAACATATCACAAAGATTCTCTTGGAATGGTCTGATTATCATATTGTCAAACAATACAAAAGCATTCTTTAATTCATCAGCATTAGAGCTAAATCCGTTAGCTGATGGAATACCAAAAAGCAATCCAGATGTAACTCCGTGTCCTAAAAGAATCTTGCCTCTTGCTTCTTCGCTTAAATACTGATAATGTTCTGGAGCGTTATTTAAAGGAACTGAATCAATAGTAGTCTTTTTCGTTTCATCATTATTAAATGCTACGATTGTTTTAACTCCGTGCGATCCAGAAGTCTTGCGCTTAACATCGTTTGAAATTAAGGCTTGTTTTTCTTCATCGGGAATTCCGTTGTTAAAATTAATAATAGTAGTAGGAGCAAAGCCATTTTGTACATCATTGATTAAATAGTCTGCAATCTCTTCCTCAAGTTGAGCATAAGGTAAAGCACCTAAATAATCAACATTAGAATAATATTTTTGTCCAATAGTATAATTACCTACTTCAATTAACTCCAAAGTTTTATCTCCATATCCAAAAGCTGGAATACGCTTTGGCGGAAACTTTTTAGTATCCTTCCAATTATCAGAATAATAATATCCAGTAATCTCGCCTTTCTCATTGCATTTTTCTACACGAATATTCATTGTAGGAATATGCTCTACTTTGATAATAGCATTCTTTGCTTTATTATAAATAAGTTGCAAATATCCTTGACCTAAACGCTTGTAATCAACTACCAATTTCTTCACAACATCTTTGCGAAGTAACATCTTCATTTGAGCGTATTCGTTTGGCTTGCGATTAGAATCACTTGCATCTAATCCTTTACCATAAATAAGCTTTGTGATTGAGTTGATAACTGAATTGTTTGTTGTTGATCCATTATATCTATCATTTAAGAAAGTATAATAATCATTATTATCTCCAAACTCAACCCAGTTATTCTTGTTGCTCTCAATAGATTTTGGTGCTTTGTAAGCTTCCAATTCCACGAAGTGAATATTACTCATAGAAAATTATGTTTTGATTGTGTGCCACATATTCATCTTTGTTAATCGAATATGTATCAATATCTTGATTAGTACAAAATACTTTATCAAGATACACTAAATCCGTATTATTCTTGATAGTCATTGTGTAAAAATGCCCTTCTTCCAAAGCAACAATTTTACTAAATTTTAAATAGAAACTTTCCGCAGTACAAGTGATTGAATATTCAACTTCTACATTGGTAGATTCATTCCTTAAATATAACTTATTAGCAGTTGCCAATCTAGTCGGTATAAACTTTACCTGTTGAGCCAATGCTGATTCGCGTAATATTATCATAATTAATAAACGATAATATTATAGGTTTGTTTTTAAATGAAAAAGGACGGAACATCTGTCCGCCCAATTTCAAAACCTAAACAACACAAAAAACTAAACTCCAGATACAATAGTAAATCCAGCAGCAGTTAAAGTTGTAGTCAAGAAGTTTGCTGGTACTGGCTCTTGTCCTGATAATACCAAAGTATATCCTGACAAATCTCCCATAGCAGCGCCTGTAACAATTGTACCACCGCTAACTTCCATCCCATTCTTTAATCCACAATAGAATAAGTTACCATTGTTATCTTCAACAATTACTTGTGGTCTACCATAAGAAAGCAATTTGATTTGCTTATGGTCTTTAATTGTTAATTTCTTCAAAGTCAAATTTAACGTTTGCTCGAAGAAAGTTGTACCATTTTCACGAGATGAAGTGATAGTTTGCTCAAATGAAGAGTTTCCTTTCAAATCATATTTGTATGCTGATGGTGTACCAGCTACCGCAGAAATGGCATCAGTATCCGTAACATCGTATGTTACTCCAGTAGCATCGCCTTCGTTAACAAAGTAAACGGCTTTTAATCCTCCGTTACTTGTTTTGCAAGGCTCTAATCTACCAAGTGAAATATCACAAGCCATATTTTAAAAATTTAAATGATTGTAAAATAAGCTCCCCGAATTAACGAGGAGCTATTAAGATGCTAATTAGTTAGCAGCGTTTGTAATACCGTAAGTTACGATATCTTCAACTACTCCGTATTGAACACCAGCAGTCAATCGCATAACAACACGAACATTTTGTGAGCCATCAATATCAGCCAAGTCAATAACTTTAACTTCAGTATGGTCAGTCAATAAACCTGTACCGAAGAACAAGTTGTCTTTAGTAGTAGCGATTGCTTTGTTAGCAGCCATACCATTTGCTACGAAGATTTTAACACCATCGAAAGATAAAGAGCCATTGTTGTACCATTGAGTACCCATAGCATTAGTACCATTAGCTCCTAAACCTGATGCACCAAATCCGCCTAAAGCACGAACATAAGCGCGAGCAATGTTTTGAGAAACATATAAGTACAATCCATCATTTCCGTATAGAGCAGCTGGAATAGCATCAACGATTTTGCCTAATTCAGCAACAACATTGGCAGCAGTTACCGTAGTACCAGCAACTTCTTGAGCAGCTGGTAAAGCAGCATCAGTAGTCAATAATGTAGCAAAACCATCAAACTCGCCAGCGTTAGCAGTAACACCTGACCAAATGTTTGTTTCATTCTTTGCAGCAACTTTAGCAGCAACATGAGCTACCAAGAAATCTTGGAAAGAAGATGGCAATACATCAAATGCAGAGTATCCTTGTTGTGCTGATAACCAATCTGAATGGAAATCTTTCTTGCAAAGTTGTAAGTTAACTTGGAATTCTTCTGGAGCAAGAATTTTTTCAGTTATAGTAATAGTAGAAGTAGCATCAAAATCGCAAGTTGCGTTTTTCAAGATAGCATCAGAAGATAATTTCTTGATAACTTCTTTGTATTTGATACTTGGTTTTACTGTGATACCACCAGCCTCAATAGTTGGAGCTGATAATAATGCTGCAGCGATAATTTGGTCTTTAAATTCACCGCTATAAGATGTGGTAATACTTGTTGTAGTAGCCATTTTTTAATAATTATTTGTTAAAAATTTTTGAAAATACTGAATCTTCGATTGAACGAGTACGATTCTTTGATAATTTAAATGAAGATATTTTTACTTCAGATTCTGGATTAGTTACAATTGCTTCAGCACCAGCTTCAACATTTGATAATTCAACCTCTAAAGATTCTTTTGATGCTTTTAAAGATTTATTCTCTGCCTTGATAGCAGCTAATTCTGTCTTTAATGCTTCTAATTCAGCCTCAAAGAATGTTTCTTTTGAAACTGATTCAACAATACGCTTTGGAGTTGGAGCAGATTCTGCTTCCATCATTGGCTCAACAACCTCTTCTGGAGCAACTTCAACTTCAACTTCAACTTCAGCTGGAGCTTCTTCTTGTTTGATTGCAGCAATAATGCCTTCAACCTCAACAACCAAGATACTTCCATCTTCCAACTTGTACTCGCCAACTGGCATAGGCACAACACCATCAGCAGTTACAATTCCAACGGAAAAGTCAGGCTCAAAAGATTCTGCTTCGATAATGGTAATACCATCTTCAAGCTTCATTTGAGCAAGCTTAACATCCATCGAAAGCAATGCTTTGATTTGGTTTAACTTGTTTTTGTAGTTCATACTTATTTATTTATTTATTTACTAATTAAAATGCTTGTGATTGCAACTGCACCAAGTGCATCAATAGCCATTTGTACTTCTTTTACAGATTTTACATCAATACCTAATTCTCTTGCAGATTGTATAAAATCATTAATTAATTTTTCGCCTCCAGTCAATAGACTTTTTGAATCTGTATTTAAAACTTTAGCTTCTTTTTGCAAAGAATTTTTTTTATTTATAAATTCAGTTCCTCTTGCTAAAATAGATTTTCCTTCAGAAATAATTCTTCCTAAATCTTGAATATTAGCCAATTCAACTCTTTGAGATTCTAACTCAACCTTATTTAATTTATTAAATACTTTGTTTTCGATTCCCATCTTAATGTGTGCTTATAATTGTTCTTGACTGATTTGTATTTACAATTGTTGTTGTAGTAGATTGCCCTACCAACGATCCAATCCCCTGATTGATTTCTTCGCCTTTGCAACATTCTTTGCTATATGTGCCATCTTCGCACAAGCAAGCTCTATTGCCTCCAACTGGAGAGCTATTCTTATTCTTCGCCATCTTTAAGTATTGAAATAATTTGGTTAACAAGTTCTTCTTCTTTAGCCATTTCTAATTTATCAGCAAAGTATCCCTCAATTGAGAAACCCTTTACTTTACCATCCTTTACATCTTGCCAAACTTTATCATTGTCTGCTTTCATTGAAATCATCCAAGTACCTTGTGGCAAAGAGAATCCGTAAGCGTTTGACTTATCATTCTCCGTATCATCAATAATCCAAGATTCAACTACGGTCATTCCATCAATTTTGCTATTATGTTGCAAAGTAGCGTTTGACTGATTGCCATTCTTTAGGAATAATTCAGAAGCAAGTTTTACGGTATCTTTTGAGAAGAATACATAAAATTCATCTTTCCCATATTTACGATAAATTTGCTTGTTTGGTATTAATGCCGCTCCCATCAATATCCGTTTCTCTGCATCTACTTCGGCAAGCTTAACCTCGTATTCTTTATTCAAAGCGACAAAGTTGCTCTCTATTGCTGGAAAGTCGACAAGGGAAACGGCATCAATACCATCTGTATCTTTATCTATAATTAATTCCACGATTCTCATAACCTATAAACGATTTAAAAAGTGATTGTTTTATTTTCGCTACATTGATGCAGCATTGACTATATTTCTATCAAGGCTTTGTGCAGTCGTTACATCTTTTGAAACTACATAAGCTTTTACTGGAGTATTAGCTTGCTTATTAATTGTTTGAGCAACTTGATTAATACCACTTGCTCCTACAACATTAAATTGAGGAGCTGCTAAAGCTGGAGCAGCACCTGTTATATCCATACCACCACCAGATGTAGATGGTTGAGTATTTATAATATCTTGAACTGCCTTGAATCCCATTGCAGCTACCGTAGCAACATTTGCAACTTTTAAGCCAAATTCAAAAGGAGTTGCAGTCTTTGTTGCTAATTCAGCAGTAATACCCTGATAAGTATTAACTAATGATTGAGCAACTGCAAAAGCTTTACCTTCAGTTGATGATGCCTCAAATAAAGAAGATATATTGCCAAGAGTATTTGACACCATTGCAATTCTCTGATTTTCAATTATTTTTTGCTGAACTAAAGTTTCATTAGCAATCCTTCTTTTTTCATCTTCACTAACTTGAGTAGATTCTTGAGCAGCTTGATTAAATTGTTGTAGTGCAAATAAACGAGAGGAATAAGCTTCAAGTTCATTATTAACAACTTGCATTCTCAATTCTTGATTCTTATTATAAAAATAAGTTTCCTGTTCATCTTGATTAGCAAGCAAAGCAAGTCGTATTTCATTAAGTTTTTGACTTCCTTCTCTTTCAATTTCAGCTCTTCTTGTACTACCTACTTCATATTTTTGTTCTAAAGATTGATAAAGTTGAGATTCATCAAGTAGTCTTTGTTTTAATGCTAACTCTTGTTCTTTTAGTCTTTCTCCATCAGATTTTATTAAAGCATTATTTGAATCAATTTGAGCATTATCAATATCAATAGCATTTCTTGCAGTATCATTTTCTAACTGAAACTTCTCATTAATTAAAGCAATTCTTGCTTGGTCTTGTTCTGTAATAAAACCTTGCAGTTGAGCTTTAACTGCTAAAATATTATTAATAGATTCCTCTAATTTTAATTCATCTTCTCTTTGACCAGTTAAATTAAATTGAGCTTGAGCAGCATCCTTTTGAATTTGAGCTTGAGCAAGCATTTCGCTTTTTTGTTTTGAAATAATAATACCAAGTTTTTCATTGGCTTTATTTCTAACATCAAGAGAAAGCAATTCATTATCACGAATTTTTCTTTGTTCCTCTGCTTGTCTATCGTATTCCTCAAATATTCTTTGTTGCTTTACAGATGCAAATAATGCTTGATTAGCAAGATTAGTAACTTTTTGTGCATCATTGTTTGCGTTTTTAAAATATTGTGCTGCATTTGCTAAAGTTTGAGTTGGATTTGAAACTAAACCTTTAATAGCATTTCCAGTTGTTTCTAAAAACTTTCCAGAAAATAATAAATTGCCTAAATCTGATGCAGATTTTTTTACCGTATTAAGTGAGTTACTATAAAAATCAGCAACTTTATTTGAACTTGTAAGAGTATCTTTAAAATCTTCAAATTGTGATGCAAGAATACCAATACCTATACCTTTAATGTTAGATGCAATTCCACTAATTGCACCACCCATTTTTCGCAATGAGTTAGCAGCTTGATTACCAGATTTGCCAATATCCTTAACATCTTGCTCAACATTTTTAAGAGATTTATCAGTTTTTTCAGCAGTCTGCTTAACATCTTCTAATGAATCAGATAAATGCTCAACATTCTTAACAACTTTGTCAAGATTGCTTTTAATTTCTAATTCAAATTCTTTCTTTTCAGCCATTTCAATTCTCTCTTAAATAGTTTAAATAATTCTGTAAATGTATTTGGCAAGTAATTCTTACCTTTTGCTATTTCGATAACCTCCGCTTGTGCAAAATGGTCATCAATAATAAGTAAATCTATAATTTGCTTTATCATATTGTTCTAAAATCATTTAGTAGCTCTAAATCAACTTCGCCAGTCGTTAAATCAGTTGTATATGAGTTAATAGTATAACGCTTATCTCTTATTACAACCCTATCGTTTAGTTTTAAGGAAGTTAAAAAAGGAATTGGCATCATTGCTTTAATGCTTATAATTCGAGCCTTTATACTAAAGATATTAGTAATATAATCATCGTAGTAATTAGCGTATAAAGTATTCGTTTCAATCATATTTGTAAAGCTTGATTGTTCAGCTCCAAAATTGATTGTCCAATTTACGCTTGATATATTGGTATCTTGTCCAAATACATTGTATGCACTTGCAGTAGATGTTGTTGATCCATCATTAATTTTAAATGATGTAGCAGTCGCAGAGCCATATTCATATAAAATAACTGGCTTTGGAATATAATTATCAAATCCAACTTTTAATGAATAGCCAACTTGTAAATCTGTTCCGGTAAACTTTTGAAATAGTAAATTCTCAAATGGTACTTTTATTGTATATTCTTCTCCATCATTTTGAAGATCGTAATTCAAATCTCCGTATTCGTGATTAGCAATTCCCAAATATTGTTTATTCATAAAGCTTTCACTTGGCTCATAATTGAATTTTATTTTCTTATAAGCCTTTTGTCTTGCTATATCAATTTCATCTGTAATTACATACTTCGTAATATCTTTGATTTCACCAGCATTATACCAATCTTCAATCTGCTCAATTTTAAATACTGAATCTTCAACTGAATAGCAAGTAAGATTGAACATCTTTAAAATACCAGTAAAGAATTCTTCCAAGCTAATATCTGGCATATAAGAAGCTACATCCAAAATAGTTTGAGTAGTTTGGCTTGTGCTTTGAGTTACCGTAACATCGCTTGTAGTTGTTGCTCCTACTTTTGTTTCAAAATAATAAACCGAAGTATAGGTTACTGGAGAAGTAGCAGATATATGGAATGTGTAAGCTCCTGATTCACCAAGAGGAACTTCCAAATACATTGGCGAAGTTTGAGTAAGATAGCTTTGTTCATTTAATTTAATTCCATTTCGATACACATAAAAAGTAAATGGAGTACCTGATGAAGTAAATGTAAAGGTAATGTGGCTTTGGCTTAAATAAGCTGGAGCAATAGGCTTCGTATATGTCAATGTATCAGTAAATACATTAAACATTCCTTGAGTACCAGTAGTAGATGTATTAGTCTGAAAATTGATTTTAGTTACTTTAAATTTTTGCTCAAATAAATCGGTATTCTTTAGCCACAAAAATGCGCGCGTAAATCTTGAATCAGTTAAGAAATCACCTTGAAAAGTTAACCCCAAATTACCAGATATTGCATCAAATATACTTGCAACCTTCATTGCTGGAAACAAGTCGGAAGTATAAATTGGAGTAGCAGTATTTGATATGTCCCAATTACTTACCGCAGCTCCGCCTCCACCATATTGCCAAACATTCTTTGAACTAATTAAAGGAAATTTAATATCTAAATTGCTAAAAGTAGTTACACGATTTTTTACTACCGTTCCACTATATGTAAAATCATAAGAACTAAAATCGATATCTTTTAATTGCTTGCCAGCAAAAGCATCTTTTAAAGAAATAAGACTTCCAATAAATGTAAGTTGGTAATTATCAATTACTCCATTTTTATATTGAGCCTTTTCAATTTGAATTTTTCCTTTACGGAATGGAATAGTATCAAGCTCAATGTAGGCTTCAATTCTTACTCTTGAATCAAATCCATTATCAATAGAGTTTTCGTACCAATGCTTAAAAATAGCATTGTTATTCTTTGAAGCTGGAACGGTAAAAGATTGACTAAAATCAGTAAATACTTTGCCAATATCATTAACATCTTGTATAGAACTTGTTATGCTAATCGTTTCATCCTTGAAAAGCTCAAGTCGTTTAGCAATGCCATCTACATAAATATATACTCCAACTATTACCATTAAATTACATTATTAATTAAGTTATAAGCATATTCAAATTCAATCGTATAATTAATGTTACGATCCATAAGCGAAGTCTTCAAGCTTGTGCCAGTTGTCTTGCATTCAGCTGGCTTGCCATCGAGCAAAATAGTTTCTGCAAGAATCAAGTCTTGAATTAAGTCTGAATAATTCTCATTAACAAAACCAGTATTTAATATTACTGATTGACTTCCATTGATATTAAATGATGTGCTTTGTGGTCTGCTTGTATTATAGTCAACTGCATCTGGCATCATTTTATAAGTCGTAGAATCTACGCTTATTGAATTAGTTTGAGCCTTAAAGAAATTAAGAAATTGCCAACCTCCGTAACGATTAATATAAGAACATACAACTGGAGTATATTTTACTTCGCATACTGGAATAACTCTAAATGTTTTTGTTGTAGTTAATACCGTAGCAACATAATAATTTAAGGTAATAGTATTACCACATTTATATTTTACTGATGATGTGCTTAAATCAATGGCAAGCATATCTTTTCGGCTTGCATCTGTTGTAGCTATTAATGTAGAAGTAATTGCATTCCTTCCATTCAAGTCTTTGTATATAACTTCAACCTTATCTCCTAAAGTCGTATTTACTACTACATTAACAAAAGGAATATCTCCTAATGTATATTGTATTTCTTTGGTAGTATCAGCAAGCACTACAAATTTTGTGGAGGCATCAGTTTTATTGTATCCATCTAAATATTTTGTATATCCATTAACACCTACATAATCAATAGTATCAACTAAAGAATATGTACCATAAGAAGTTTCCTTATATCTCTTAATTCTGACATTGCACCACATTAAATCAGTTGATTCAGTTGGAGCTATATTGTCAATATATTCACGAATAAAAGAAGATATATTGTAAGAGTTTTCTGTTTGAGTTGCGGAGGCATTCCGCTTACTTAAAGTATAAGTTGCTGAAGCTGGAACTGAAGCTGGAGTATTCCAAAGAAATATCTCAATTTTACTACCTACTTGCCCACTTTCATTTACTAAAATGAAGTAGGGACTTCTTGCATTTATAATCATTTCGCTTTTGTTATTCCGTTATCTACTATTGTTGCTAAATCTATTTTAAGAGCTTTAACTAAATCGGTTTGAATGTACTTTTTATATCCAGCTTCAAATGGTTTTGTAAAGAAGAAGCTTGACTTAATACCAGTCATATAAATACTCCTTGCAATAATAAAAGCAGTTGACTTATAAGTTAAAAACTTGCCACTTTTCTTATCTCTAAATTGAATCCCTTTTTGCTTAACCCACTTTTGGATTCCTTCAGTCAAACCTCCTTTTCTGCCAGTTTTATTGCCAAATTTATAAGGACTATTTGGAGCTTTAGCAGAACTTGCTTTTCCTTTAACACCTTTGTCTAAAAACTCTCCGTAGTAATCATATTCAAATCCAACTATAAAGTAGTTCTTATCTTGCAATACTTCGCCTTTAATACTTTTATAAAGGCTTCCTGTATTATTGTGTTTCAGCTTTGACAAGTTACTTCTTGATTGCTGAATTACATAATCTCTATACTTCTTAACTACCTTTTGTGATTCAGTTAATTGCATTAGCAAGTAGTCATTTCATTAGGTACAATTACATCAAAAGTTAAAGTCCATCCAGCAATAGAATTTTCAAATCTATCGACAAAAGGCTCACATATTGGAGTGCCATTAATTTGAACTAAATCATCGTAAAGATTTCCTCTTACAAGATCCATAAATGTTTTATTAGCCAAATCTAATTGAGTATTTAAAACATCATGTGTATTATCATTGCCTTCAAATACATTAATAGTTTCTGATTTACTCTCATCAACAATATCCATAAAAAGAATAGATATATTAAAGCTTAACGATTGTTCGCTTGGAGTAGCATTGTTTACAATAATATGGCTTAAAGGAAATATAGTTTGCTTGGCATTATCTATAAATGTTAAATCTCCAGTAGTTACTGTATTAATAAAATCAGTAGCTTTTAAGTAAGTTTTTAACTTGTCAATTATGTAGTAGTAACCCATATTATTTTTGCTTTAGCATATTTGCTTCTAATGTATTCTTTTGCTTTTCAAATGTTAAATAAGTCAAACAGGTAAAGATGGAAAGCTTGGAAATTTCATCAAATCTTCTAACATCTCCTTGAGAGAGAGCATAGATAGATGAATACCATCCCCATCTTTGCCCAAATTGTGATTGTTCAGAGTATTCATTGCCTCCTGATTGTTCTCCAAATAAGTCAGAATACTTTTCAGTAACTCGTTTCCTAAATGATAAAAAAAAACCATCGCTCCCATTACTGCACTTAAAGGCATTCGCTTCATAATCTCTCCATATTCTGATGTACCATTGTAATCAGTAATGGAGTACCTTGCCCCAGCTTTACTTATAATTGGTCTAAATAGTACCGCCATAGCTTTGTGCATATTTGACCAATCAGTTATATATGAATCAATGTCCATATATTCGCCAGAAGTTATATCATCCAAGTTCGGAATAAAACCAAACTCCGTGTTATCAATTTTAAATCTTTGCACTAAATCGTGTTTGCCATTAAACAACGCTGAAACATTGCTTATAATATAGCTCAAATCTTTGTGCTTTATTTTAGAAACATTCTTTAGACTTACTCCGCAGAATATCTCTACCATTTTGTGATGCACAAATTCAGATTCCTCATTATCCTCTACTACCTTTAAAAACTTTTGGTATTTACCAAGAGTAATTTCACTTAAATCAGTTGGAATATCTAATTCTATCTTCATAATTTATAAACGAGTTATTAAAATCTTTGTTACTCTAATACACAAAGTATTGACCTTTGCTTGGATTAGATAAATGGTAAAATACATTGTACCTAATTGCATCAATAGCGTGATTAAAATTATCTATTACTAATCCAGATTTCTTATCTGAATAAATATAGTTATTAAATTCCTTTGCTACATTCATTGAATTAGGCTCAAGAACTATTTCAAAGTCTTGCATTAAGGCAATACCAGCCGTAATGCTTCCAGCTCCTTTTTCTGTTGGCTGGATATTACATCTTTGACTTTGAAGTTCTGCAATTAGTCTTGGCTCTGCACTATCAGCTATAATTAAATTGCCTCCGCATACTTGTTTATTTATAACTGCAATTTCTGAAGTTGTAAGCTTTGGCTTGTACAAATGCTCCTTGACATAAATCTTGCGCTTGCTTTTGTCAATCGCCACTTCTACCAATGTTGTTGGATCAATACTAAATCCAAAGTCTTGTCCAAATGATGTCTGTAAGTTATCTGGATTAAATGCTCCAAATTTCCAATTAGTAAATACTACACCTTCTGCTTTGTCAAGCCAGCCTCCAAGAATTGAATGTTGGTATTTTTTAGGATTGTTTTTTTCTAATTGCTCAATCTGATTAAGAAATGATTCCGAAAGATATTCTTTGTTATCCAAGTAGGTAGTATGGATATAAGTCGTATCTCCTTTGGATATTGTAGCTCCAGCTTCAACTCCTTTTTGCTCAAAGAATCTTGAGTAAATAAAATGCTCTTTTGTTGTCGGATTTAAAATAAGAATAACTCTATTCTGCTTGGAGAAATTACGCACCGACAAATCAATCTTATCAAATACATCTTCTTCAACTAATTCTTCTGCCTCATCAAGCACCCAAGTAGTTACTCCTTGTAATGATTTCAAGTTTGCAGTTTGAGTACCAGAAGAAGTCTTGATTCCTTTGAATAAAATCTTGCTACCAGTACGCAAGTTTATAATTTCATCTTTTGTTATGCTAAAGTCGTTATGCAAATCAGCCATTTCAATCTTCTCCACAAACTCTGGAATAATTGAGATATGAGCTGATGTTAATGTGTAACGAGTAAATAGTATTGTATGCCCAACTTCGTATGTTAGAAGCAAAAGAAATGAGTTTAGGGCAAACGATTTACCGCTCCCACTTATCGCCCCCCCGTTATAACGAAGTATCTGCTATCTTCGCTAAACAGGGGGATATATTTTTTGTTAATATTTATCATATATGTTTCCAACTTCTTTTATAAAGTACATCTTTTATTGTTGCTTCAGAAACACCATACTCTTTTGCTAACTTTGTTCTTGAATACTTTCTTGGAATAAATTTACTTCTTATTTCAAGCACCTTAATTGAAGTCAAAACAGAGTTTCCAACTTCTTCTCCCCTTAAAACATATTGCAAATTATTATCTTTACTGTGTTGCAAGTTCTGCTTTTTTGTTACCCATTCAAGATTTAAAATATTATTGTCATTTTTAATGCCATTTTTGTGATTGCATTCTAAAATATCACAATTTGAATTTGGATTAAAAGTTTGTAATACTATTCTATGCACTTTTATTGTACATAATTTGCCATCGCTTCTTTTTAATACCGTTCGCAAATATCCTGAACCATCTAAAGCTGGTTTCATTATTGCTTCTCTTCCAGTATTTTTCCAATTAAATGTTTTAATTCTTCCTAAATTAGAACATTCGTAGCCTTGGTAGCCATCAATTTTTTTCCATATTTCCATAATGCAATATAGTTAAAAATGATTTTCAAAGCAACACCCTATCATTTAAACTTCACGATCTCTCGAATGTCAAAGTCGTTTACCGTATGAGTAGTATTTTGGTCAATAACTTGCTTTGGCATACCAAACTTGTACTGAAAAAATAGTTTCACTGCCCAATCCTTATGGTCTTCTAATGCAGCAACTAATGCTTCAAATGCCTTTGGCTCTAATGGAGTTAATTTTTCCACTAAAGATTGCTCTTCAGCTTTTGACTTTCTGCCAGCTCCTTCACGATAGCCTCCTCTTTTCTTATCTTCCATTAGTATTCGTTATAAATTCTTCTGATTTGTCCAATGTAATCTCTCCAGCACGAATCACAAGAAGTAGCTTCAAGATTTACATTAAAGATATTCTTGTAAATAGCCGACAATTCTCTTTGTACTATTGGAGTAATTTGGCTTGGATTTCTTTCAAAAAAATCTTTTAGATAATTGTAATCCGTTTCATTTAAACAATTAGGCTTTTTGTAAGGAAAGATTTTATTAAGCTTTTCCTTTCTTTCATCGCATCCGCAATCTATACCTGTTACTTCGCTAAATAATTCAACTGCCTTTTTAATACCAGTTGCTTCTGTAAGCTTTTCTATTGAATCGCCTAATCCTTGTGATTTTCTTTTTCCCATTGTTTTATTTTTTCTTTACAATTTTTGATTGTGTTATAAACTGACATAAAGCCGATGTTAGTTCTTCTTGCTATTTCTCTCATACTTACCCCAGATTCAATCCAAAGCATAAAGAGTTTCTTATCGTACCATTCCCAAGTTTCGATGTAATCTTGATAAGGTTTAGCAAGTTCTATGATAAACTCATCATTCTCTTCTATTAACAAATATTCTATCTCTTTTGTAATCTCAATCTTTTCTACTTTTTTACGATGCAAATCCATTGTTAAGGATCGTAGAGTAAAATAAAAATAAGCTTCGTTTATATCTTTGCCATAAATCTTGATGTATGCTTCTTGCACAACATCTTCAGCGTAATGCTTTTCTCCAAACTTCTCTACTACCTTAATCCAATGCTTGTGCTTCTGGTAGATGTGATTCATCGTAATTTATATATCTCTTCGACAACAAGCTTCCAATAAACTTTGTCATCTTCTTTTAAACGATTCTCCAATACTAATTCGCACATTAATAAAGCAAGTTCTATTGCATTGCTTCTATCTCTGCAAAAGAAGTTTGCGTGATTGCACAAGAAAGCTGCTCTTTCATCAGGCTTCATAATTCCTTTGATTTTTGGTAAATCTTTACCGCCATATATACTATAAACGAAATTTCGATGAATCCGATTATGAAAGCTTCAATAATTAATCGTTTATCCTCTGAATTTAGATAATTCATAATTGATATACCATAAGGCTTTTTCCAAGTCTTGCTTTTTATTTCCCTTTTTATCTGCTCTCAAAATATATTTGATTGCATTTCCTAACTCAAAATTCAAAGAGTAGTCGTTAATAATATCAATCACTTCAAAGTTTTTACCTTGATAGTGTGCTGGATGATCCACCATATTTTGGGCTTCGTGTATAGCTTGTTTTAAGCTACTAAAATTCGATTCCATTTATACCATAAGATTTAAGTAATAAATTCATTTGAGTATTTAAGCCTTCGTGTTTTAATTCTTCCATATCAGACATTTGAATTCCAATTCTGAATAGATTTATCATTATGTTTCCAGCTTCAATGTGTTGCTCTACTGCTTCAGCGGAGGCTTCCTTTGAGTAAAGCTTATCAGTTATAGATTCAAGTTCTTTTAAAATTGCATTGCTTTTAAACTTTAAGCTTTGCTTGTTAAATATGTTTTTGCGGAAGTCGTTATCTATGTGGTCTATTAAAGCATTAGTTAACCCCGCATA